TATAGATTATGTTTTTATTCTTAGAGAGAATTACATTGCGAATAGGAAGCGTATTTATGAAAACTATGCTGGTATGTTTCCAACTTTTGAGAGCTTTTGTCAAGTGATGGACCAATGTACTGAAAATTATGAGTGCTTGGTAATTAATAACAACTCGAAATCAAACAAATTACATGACCAAGTTTTTTGGTATAAAGCCGATAATCATGGTGATTTTAGATTAGGTTCAAAAGAATTCTGGGAATTATCAAAAGGAATGAAAGATGAAGATGAAGAAGAGCAATATGATCCTACAAAAAACAAGAAAAGAGGAGCTGGACCAAAGATTAGTGTAAAAAAAACAACTAAATGGTAAAATAATATAACAAATTTTCATAATAGTTATATTATTTGTTTAATTTTGAGTTAAATATTATTATAAAATATTTAATCTACTTGTTCCATAGAATCTTTATTAGCAAAAGGACCACTAATTAATTGACTTTGCCCATTGTCAGTCTTACCAACAACGATATTCTCACCTTCGAATAACTCCATACAGATGTCAGCAGTAGAAATGTTTTCTTGTTCCTTAAATGCTACTTCTTGAGTGTTAATATTGTTAACACCAATTAAATTACCTTGATCATCAATGGATTGAGTTAAGGTATTACCAGATTTCTCGGCATTCTTAATATTCTCATCAATTGCTTTTTGTTTAGATTCCTTGACACGTTGTTCAAAAGCAGACTTAGCATTAGATTCGTTCTTAGTCTTTTCGCTCATCAATTGGTTAAGCTCTTCTTCCATATATTCAACACGTCCAGTCTTATATGCTTCAGGATCCCAAGGCATCCACATACCAACCGGCCCTACATAAACATCATGATTAGGATCAATCTCCCTCAACATCTTACATCTAAGCTCAGCCTCTTCTTGTGTAGGATAAGCGCCGCGGATTTTCAAACCTCTAGTGTTAGTTTGGAAACTATTAGCAACATCAAATTGTTTTTGTAGTTCTTCTTCATTATTATCAATATATGTTTTGAATTCATCGTCCATGCTAGAACTAATTAATGATTCTCTTTCTTCTTTTACAAAATCCTTAAAATCATTTGATACATCATCAAATGAAATATTGTATTTATATGAAACAAAATTAAGGAATTGAACAAATTTTTCCATTGATTTATTAAAATCCCATTTCTTTAGGAACTCTTCAAAATAGAATATTTGTTTTTCCTTTAGAATTTTTTCAGGAGAACAAAATGATACACAAACAAATTTTTGTCCAGCAATAGGTTTATCTTCCTCCAACAAGTCTACATATTTAGGATTTACCTTTCCGTTAACTTGTCTTTTTTCAAACCCAGACTTTTTCGAATTCTTTTCTTTAGAATGATTCATTTAAATAGAATAGGTATTTATTTTTAAGTTTTTTAGCGCAATATATATTTTTTTTCTTATTATTTAATATAAATGAACGGACTTATAAACGTTGGTGAACTTGTTAAAAGAATCATTAAGTACCTTGTTGAAGGTTTAATGGTAGCTATTGCTGCTTATGCTATTCCTAAACGTTCTTTGAACATTGAGGAAATTATTTTGATTGCCTTGACTGCTGCGGCTACATTTAGCATTCTTGATACCTACATTCCTTCCATGGGTGCCACTGCTCGCTCTGGTGCTGGTTTCGGTATTGGTGCTAACTTGGTTAAATTCCCTGGTGGATTTTAAAGTGAAGCGATTGTAAAGTGAAGCGACTAAAAAACTAACATAATATATTTAATCTAATTATAATATATTATGGTAAAACAATCACGTAAAAAGTCTAGAAGACAAAAAAGAAAGTCTCACAAAAGAATTACTAAAAAGATGTTTGGCGGTGATTTTAGTGAAGAACAGACCCAACAGTTATTGGCCTTAGGATTTACAGAAAATGATATAGATGTTCTTACTGATACTGGTGTTGGATTTAATATAATTCAAACAAGTTTAAATCAAGTAAATCCTGCTACTGGCGCAGCCTTTACACCTCAAGAAATAATTCAAAATATGAATGAAGCAAATAATGACATAAATCAACTTGATATTTCAGGTATTTCAAATGTTTCAAATGTTTCAGATGATGAGCATAATTTTAATGATTCTTTTGATGATTCAATGAATACAACAACTGAAGATATATCAGGCATTAATTTCAATAATAATAATAATAATAATAATAATAATTCACAAGGATCATTACATTTATCAGACTTGAATGTAAGTAATAATAATAATAATTCACAAGGTTCTTTACATTTATCAGACTTAAATGAAGATAATAATAGTAATAATAACTCACATAGTTCATTACATTTATCAGACTTAAATGAAGATAATAATAGTAATAATAGCTCACAAGGTTCATTACATTTATCAGACTTAAATGAAGATAATAATAGTTCACAAGGTTCATTACATTTATCAGACTTAAATGAAGATAATGATAATAATGATTCATTAGATTCTGTAAATACTACACATGATTATTCATTTGGTGGAAAAAAGAAAAGAACGATGAAAAAGAGAAGAACCATGAAAAAGAGAAGAACGATGAAAAAGAGAAGAACCATGAAAAAGAGAAGAACGATGAAAACCCGTAAGCAACGCGGAGGCATGTGTTATGGAAATGGTGTAGGTGCTAATAGTTATGATCCTAACTTTTCTATTTATAATACTAGAGAATTAACACTATTTCCTTATAACCCTACAAAATAAAAATTAACATAAATAATAATAATTAAAATTATTAGTTATTTTACCTTATAAAGAGCATGGATTATGTTAAGAATTTATTATGTTAATTTAAATAGTAGGTATAAATTCCCAATCAAGCTCTTCACAAATTTTTTTCCAAATATCATCTTGTTCTATTCTTTTCTCTCTATCTTTCAATAAAGGAAATAGTGGTAGATATTTTTCTTCTCCAAGAAGCTCGCAAAGTTTGTAAGCTGTATAATAATAATTTAAAAAATTAACTCTATCATCAGGACAGAACTTGGAGTATGGTGATTGTAATTCAATAAAAAGATTACATAATGTTTCTTCTAATTCAGGTGACATAATAGGAGGTTTAATTCCTAATTTATCTTTAATAAATGGTATATGTTCATAGTATTTATTATAGCCTAGCTTCTTAAGAATTTCTTTGGTTTTTACATTAGTAATTTGTGTTAAATCTATTCTCTCTTTTTTAATCTGAAGTTTAATATTTTCAATAACATCTGGAGGTATTTGAGTAGTTTCTTTACCTTGGAATTGTGCTAATATTTCCTTAAAATGATTAATTCTTTTATACGCATAAAAACAAACTTCTTTTGGAGGCTCTTTATATGAAGGCTTTTCATTTTCGATCAAATATGGAATACTTCTTGAACATGTATTACAAACCATGATACCTTCATCTTCTAGAGGTATTAATTCTCCTTTATTACATATTTTACAAATATCTGTTTGACAAATAAATGAATTAACATCAAGAAATGAATCATCAATATTACTTAAATACTTAATAACAATATTATTATTCTCTAGTTGTTGTTTTAATTCATCCGTATTATCTTGTTTAATTTTAAAAAATGAATTAACTAATTTTGATTTATTTGTTGAAGCTTGTACAGAGTTTCCATCAGATATACTTTTTTTATTTTCAAAATATTCAAATATAAATTTGGAATTATCAAGAAAGTACTCTTTTTTCTTAGATTTCGTCTCTCTAATTTTTTCAGTTAGTTCTGTTATTTTATCTTCAATATCTAATTTTTGTTCAACTGATAATTCTTGGCAACTACCAATAAGTTTTTGTCTTAATTCTTGACGTTCAATTTTAAAATCAGGAATCGTATTGTTTTCATCTTTAGTAAATTCATTTAAAAATTCCTTATGCTTTATGTCAAGAGTTATAGATGTTTTCTTGTTAAACTTAATTTTTTTATTAGACTTGGGTTTAAAGCTAGGCATAGTCCTTTAGTTAAATAAAAGGTTTTTATTTAATTAGTAATAGTTTAAAAATATATTTTAAATAAATTTAAAGAAGGAATATAAAATAAAATTGAAATGTTTTAAAGATATAATAATAATAATATTATAAAAGATTTAAGATGAATAATCTACTTGACACTATGTTTATTAAGCGCTTCTGTTTGCCGTCTAATTCGGATCTTGAGTTATATGAGAATGGTAAGTCTACTGTATCGTCATGCCTCTGCGGAAACTACAATCACGTGTCGTGCGTTTTACAAGGGAAAGGGAAACCTAAAAAAGGCTAGAATTCTTAGTTTTGGAGTGAATCAAATGGGTGATATATATGGAAATAATCCAGGTGTACATGCTGAATGTGATGCTATTTCAAAGCTGATTCCATTAAAACCAAAAAAAAAACTTGAAAATATAAATATTCTTGTAATAAGATTATCAACAAAAAATAAAATTCAATCTAGTAAGCCATGTAGTAACTGTATAGAAACAATGATTAATTTGCCTCCTAAAAAAGGATATAAGGTCCAGAATATTTACTACTCAGATATGTTTGGAGATATTGTGAAAACATCATTAAATACTTTAGAAAAAGAAGAGAGACATTATTCAAGATTTTATAGAAACCAAAAAGGTTCAATAGTTAAAAGCTGATTAATGTTTTCTTAAAAATATTTAATGGATATAAAAATAAATTTAGAATCTTTAACCGATTTAGAAAATGTTAAGATTGATGCTATTAAATTTCAAAAAATGCTTTTTTTGTTTAATGCTATAGAGCAAGGATGGTCTGTAAAAAAACGTAGCGATTCTTTTGTATTCACAAAAAGTCATGAAGGCAAGAAAGAAGTACTAGAAGATTCATATTTAAAAAAATTTATGAAAGCTAATCTAGACTTGAATAAAATAATCTCATAATATTTTAGGCAATATAATAATTATAATTGTTTTTATTTTTATTAACCAGATTTGATTTTGTTATAAACTCTTCAACATTAGTAGATACATTTTTCGCACATTTTGGACATTTACATTTTCTATTAATATGAAAATCGGGAATTTGTTCAAAATCGCCATGTTCTTTACAAATTATATTAACAGGTGTATTAGCATTTGTGTAAATAACCTTAGAATAATCGTATACTTCTCCATGAATTAGTTTTGCCTTATTTATAAATAAATCAGTATTTGATTTAAAATTATTAGAACATTTTTGGCAATTAAAATTACTCAAATGATTTGAGGGTGTTTGTTGAAATTCTCCATGTTCTTTACATATTATGGTAACATATGTTTTAGCATTTACATAATTTACTTTAGAATAATCATATCTATTTTCATGAATTTTTTTTGCTTTAGTAATAAATAGTTCAGTTTTGGTTATTTTATTCATTTATATAAACATATAATTTATTTATAAGCTATTTAGTAATAAAATAATTAATACAGTATAAAAATAATTAATACGGTATAAAATATTTTATTACTATTAAAATTTAATTAATTAAATTAAATTAATTAAATTCATTTCCAAAAAATTTTTTTCTTTAGCTTATTTATAAAATGGGAGGAGGTCTTATGCAATTAGTCGCCTATGGCGCTCAAGATGTTTACCTTACTGGTAATCCACAAATTACTTTCTGGAAAGTTACTTATCGCAGATATACTAACTTTGCTATCGAATCAATCGAACAAACTTTCAACGGTCAAGCCGATTTCGGTCGCCGTGTACAATGTGTGATCTCAAGAAACGGAGATCTTGCTTACCGTACTTATTTACAGGTTACACTTCCTGAGATCAACCAACTTATGGGTCTTGGAAACTACACAACTGGCCAGAACACTGGTGTTTATGCCCGTTGGTTGGACTTCCCCGGTGAGCAACTTATCGCTCAAGTTGAAGTCGAAATTGGTGGTCAAAGAATCGACCGTCAATATGGTGACTGGATGCACATCTGGAATCAACTCACCATGACTGCTGAGCAACAACGTGGATACTTCAAGATGATTGGTAACACCACTCAACTTACCTTCATCACTGATCCTTCTTTCTCTGATGTCGAGTCCCCTTGTGACTCCTTGGCTCCTCGTCAAGTTTGTGCTCCCCGTAACGCTCTTCCTGAGACTACCCTTTACGTTCCTCTTCAATTCTGGTTCTGCACCAACCCTGGTCTTGCCCTTCCTCTTATTGCCCTTCAATACCACGAAGTCAAGATCAACCTTGATATCAGACCTATTGATGAGTGCTTGTGGGCTGTTACTACCTTGAACTGCAACAGTGGTTACAGTGCAAATAGCAATGGATTCGTCTCTGCCAATCAATACACCGCTGGCCGCCCTGTCCCTGCCACCATTGCCTACAATCAATCTTTGGTTGCTGCCTCTTTGTACGTTGACTATGTCTTTTTGGACACTGATGAACGCCGCAGAATGGCCCAAAACCCCCATGAGTACTTGATCACTCAACTCCAATTCACTGGTGATGAGTCTGTTGGTTCTTCCAGCAACAAGATCAAGCTTAACTTTAACCACCCCGTTAAGGAGCTCATCTGGGTTGTCCAACCTGATCAAAACGTTGATTACTGCTCATCCTTAACTTGTGATGCTCTTCTTTTCAGAGTTCTTGGTGCCCAACCTTTCAACTACACTGATGCCATTGATGCTCTTCCTAATGCTATCCATGCTTTCGGAGGTCCTGCTGCCGTTGCTCAAGATTCCCGTGCCTACATTGATGCTGCTGGTCTCTTCCAAGACGCTGGTGCTCTTGATTACACCGGCGGTGCTGGCTTCACTGGATACTGGCATGGACCTTCCAATCCTTATTATGGACCCAATTTCGGTGGAACCACTCCTGAATACATCGATCCCCTCACAAATATAACGACTCCTGCTCAGTCTCATTTGGACAACTCTGGTGTCTCTGATGCCGGTACCTTCGTCCTTTCTGAGACCTCTCTTGACATGCATTGTTGGGGACAGAACCCTGTCGTCACCGCTAAGCTCCAACTTAACGGCCAAGACCGCTTCTCTGAGCGTGAAGGATCTTACTTCTCTTGGGTCCAACCTTACCAAGCCCACACCAGAAACCCTGATGAAGGTATTAACGTATACTCCTTTGCTCTCCGCCCTGAGGAACACCAACCTTCAGGCACGTGCAACTTCTCCAGAATTGATAACGCAACTCTTCAACTTGTTCTCTCCAACGCCACCGTTGAGGGTACCAAGACTGCCAAGGTTCGTGTCTATGCCACTAACTACAA